AACTGCAAGATTATCTGATAAGTCTGCTGGTTCTTGCTGGCCTGTCTTCTCTAACCAGAGAGTGTGCCAGTCTCCTGCCATAATACGACGAGCATCACTGCCGCCAATAAATCCAAGTCTGTCCATAGCTGTTCTCCTTCATATAGACTACTGTTTTTGTTGTAGAAACGCAAGTTTTTTTGCTGTTAAAGCCTCCAATAGTTTCATACGTTTCTTGAGTTTCCAGCCAATGTGTTTGTAGAACTCTGCATAAGCTGGCCAGAATGTCGTTTCTCTTGATACATTCTGTATTGCTTTGTTTACAATATCAGCAGGGTATTCCATTAGCTGATTTGATATTGCATTGATTCGCACACCCATATCGCCAGCCGATTCACCTGATGGTTTAACTACTAATGTAGATAAAATTACAAGTTGTTTTTTGATATCGTCAACAGGCATGGGAACAAGAGATGATTGCACTGCTTCAATTGCTTTGTCGCAAGTGGCTTCGTCATCTACCTTGATTGAGTATCCGCGTATGTCGATGTCAGCTCCATGTGATTTGTATAGCACTCTGCTGTTTTCAATCACTGGATATCCTGTCAACAACTCCAGAGAAGAAACTAGGCTCTTGTCCACTTGCTGTGGGTCGTTTACCTCTAGCAATCTTGCCACTGCTTTCGTTTTCTTTTCTGAACTTAACGGAGTTAGCGCACCATTTTCTGTAGGCAAGTCCGATGTCGCTGAAGGTTGACCCCTTACCGACATGGTAGTTACAGAACCTAGCTGTTTCATCGTCATGATTTATTACCTCCTTTAATGCTTCATTGATTGAGTCCATAAGTTCTTCTGTCGGTATCCAATAGACAGGAACTTTCTGCCGTTTTGCTCGCGGCTGCCTCCCCCGACCCGCGAGCAACAACGGCACGAAATGTTCCTCAAAGACTTCTGTATCTATTATCATTACAGATTTTGGTGTACCTGTTTTGCGTCTATAGATAGCTAGGTCTCTATCTTCAAGCACAGAAAATGGACTAGGGAATGAACCTTTATCTCTGTACTTTACTTCAACTACCAGTTGGTCTTCTCCGATGTCGATGAGGATATCGCCTCGATACTCGCCTCCCAACTGTCCTGAGAGGGGCTGCTTCTTTGCTTTGAAGCCGATTTCTTGGAGCCATTCAAGGATTTTGTTTTCATGATAGCTTCCTTTTCTGCGCTGAGATGTTGCCATCCGTATTTCTCCATGCAGTTATCACAATAGGTAGAACCACTTGCCAGCACTACAAACCAATGAGTCTCTACTTTGCAGTATTCACAAGTAACAGGTCTGCCATCACGTTCATACTTCTTGATTTTGTTGCGAGCTTTCCTCGCATTTTTCTGTGACTTTGATTTGTAGGCCAAGTGCTTCTACCCAACAGCCAAGCATGAAACCAGATGGCACACGCTTGTACTGCTCCCATTTGTGAATTAAAGATTTGGCACATCCTATCTCAAACGATAATTGTTCTTGTGACATACCAAGCTCATGCCGACGTTTAATTAGTTGGTCGACCATTATTTCATAGCCATTTATCATTCATCTTGTACCTCTGGCTCATAGTGTGTAGCAGCCCACATAACTAGCTGCATTCTACCACTCTCAGCTTTCGACTTACGATGGTCAACAATAACTAATCCTTTTTCTTTTAGCTGTTTGTATCTGGCAGTGACACTGCTGTACCTGTGATGAGATAATATTTTTAGAACATCATCTGAGATACAACCTGTTTTGCCAAACGATTGTATTGTTTTATAGACAAGCATTTCCATCTTACCTACGTCAAGTTGTTCAGCCGCGTCATGACTCGTTGAGGGGTCATCGCGTCTGACCAACTTGTATGATGGGGTGTCAAATAAATCATTCATGTCTGTTCTCCATTTAGACGGATTGCATAAGGGATAAGTTCCCATCTTTCTAGGTCAGTTGCTACTTCTAGCACATCTTCTGTAGGTAAAGATTGTTCAACCCACAGTTCTTGATAGATTGTTTTAAGAACAAGCACCTTTAGGTTCTCAGAACCACACCAGCAAAAACCGCCAGTGTCTTCGCTGATGTGGTGAAGTTGGTTGTATGAATCGTATTGTTTGCCACAGTCTTCGCATTCATATACTTCATCATGTAGTTTTGTGCCTTCAAAGTTAGTACGGTATCTCGTCATCGATGTTCTCCATAGGATTAGCTTTCTCCCATGCTGCTGTTGCACGTTCGAGAAACTTCTCCTTATTGAATCTGGGATTTGTATCACACAGTATGTTTGCCATCTCAACTATCTGGCTAGGCCATCCCAATAGTGGGGCAACCTTGTCAGCAAGATATTCAAAGTGACGCTGTTGCATTAGTGACATTACTTTACCCTCCAGATACGATAGCCATCATTCTCTGGGCGGATGCATAGAGTTTGTCTTCTTCTGTTGAATTGACTACGCGCAGCTTTGCACTCGTTGTCACTGTCAACAAAAATAGATTGTTCTATTTCTAACTCAGGGAAGTTATATATTGGCTGTCTTCCACGACCAGTATGTTTTGGCAATGGATATTTGTTAGATACTTTGTAGTTTTTCTGTTTCATTATTTTACTCGCTTCAATGGTGGTGTGTAATTAGAGTCTTCATTTGCATCACGCTCAAGCACCTCATGGTAGTCTTCTTCTACCCTGCTTAGAACATCCAGTGCATTTTGTATGCGCCATCTGAACGATGAGTTCTCTTCTTTGAGTTGCTCTGCAAGTGGGCGTAGTTGATTGTTGATTGCAGTGAGTTGTTTGATCATTGATTTCATTTTGTTCTCCTATTCAAATGAAATTGTAATGCGGTCGTTCATTCGTTCCGCAAGATTTTCATCAAGCCATTCTATCATTTTATCATGTATGATATCGTCAATGCTTGATTGAATTTGTTCTTGAACTTGCTCGTAAATCATGTCGCTAATTTCTGAGCGTTGTTGTTCGGATAGTTCTTCTGTTGTACCTCCTTCTGCAAGTGTTGTTGTAACTAATTGCTGAAGTCCTTTCAGCATAGCTTTTGCTAAATCGTCTTGTGTATCTGTCATGTTGTTCTCCATTTTGTATCAGGGTGGAATCTGCCACCCCTCACCCAACGAGGGGGTGGCAGTTCCGCACTGCTTACAAGTAAGCAAATTCCTTGAGGGATTTAGCTACTTGATTCTCTCTTAGTCTGCGTGTGTTTGCTGGGCTTCGTAAGTCATCTGTATGCGTTGCCCATTCAGTCATTGTGTTGTATAACGCCCATTTGTTTTTGCCGAGATAGCTTACATTTGATTGCCATAAGCCCATCAAGTTTTGCAGTTGCTTGTCATTCCACTTAGTCTCAGATGTCTTGCTGTTTACATATGCAAGTGAACCCTTGAAGAAGTTTTCAACAGCCAAGCTTGTCATTTCTTCTTGCATCCATGCTTGATACAATTCTTTTGAATTAAAGAATGCATCAAGACCAATCTGTATTTTGGCTGATGATGCTTTGACATCTATGTTGGCTGTATGTTTTGATGTTGTCTTTGCAACTGTGTCTGGTGTTGTGCAGCCATTCAAACAGAACAAGCGTAAGCCTTGTGCTTGTTGAGCAAACGCCCAGCTTCCATCATAACTGTTGAAGAATACAATCTGGAACTGTGTGTAGTCACCAACAGAAGGTTCAATAACTAAGTCAGGAAAGTTAAGTGTACCTCTTAGCTTTGCGCCATTGTCAAAGACTTCTATCTTTTGTCCGTAATCTTTACTGATTCCAGAATTGGTTACAGCATCAAGCACACTGTTCACTACATCATCATGCTTGATAGCTTTGTATTTAGAACCATGAACACCAAGCATTTGATTGGTATCTGTTCTGATAATCCCACGAGCCATTGATGGTGGCACATCATATATGTTTTGATCTCCTTCTTTGATTGCATATAAGTTTACAGTTTCAACTGGGAACGACCATTCATTCACAGTTTTTGCTTCATTGATTGTTGTCATATCATTCATATCTGTTCTCCTTTGTTGAATGATTTTTTACTTACCTCACTATGCGCTATCCAGTACCACATAGTTAGGCGTTTATCTCCAGTTATTTCCCAGAGAATACTTGTCCAACTTAATGCATAAAGCATAAGTAAAATGAACATAAAAATGTTAAATGATTTATTCATGTGTGTTCTCCTAGTTTTATGTTACAACATAATTCTGTTTAATGTAAATAAAAAAATGATGAGTAATTTCTTTGATGGTATGCGATGGTCTGTAGCAAGCCCAAGCCTAGTACAGTTGTGAGGATGTCCACCCCCGAGGCGTAGCCGAGGGCGGGTGTGGTTGGGTGTCTCTACGCCAGACACAGAAAGAGGCTCGATGTTTCCACCGAACCTCTTTCAGCTTGTGTTATGCTAGTCGCTTAGCGAACTTTGCTTTTGCATCTTCCTTTGCTTGTGCTTTCACCTCTGGAAACAGTTGGTCCACCGACTGCTTGACGTAATCGCGTAAGACTCGAGTTACCTCCTGTTGCTTCAAGTGCCATTCGCGCTTGTTATCGAGGTCAACCCAATCAGGCTCTGTCTGTGCGCCTTCACGGTCTTCGTATTTACCTGAGTTGAAGTCATGAAATATCTGGTCAATCGCTTCAATCTTTGACTGCTTATTGTTGATAGACCATTCAAGGTTTTCAACAAATTTTGTCAATTCCCAATTCAGTTGATTGTATATAACCCTGTCTGTCATAACATGATCACGCTTGATGTCACTTACTAGGTTGTTTTTTACTTGCTTAGTCATTTTAGTTCTCCTTTGTTGATGGCAGAGACCGCCTCTGCCGATAACTCCCAAGGTCACGGCCCACTGGCTCTGCTGGCTTCCTTGCCTTGAAGGGCAAGGATGCCACCAAAGTAAAGCCCAGCCACGGTAGAAGGAAGAGAACCAGCTAGGCACAACATATGCAGGGTGCGGCCTGCGGCTTTACTTTGGCAGTGGGTTGCTGACCTGCTAGGAGTTTCGTGCAGAGGGGGTGGCTGACAACAACATCTATGGAGAACTCAGCTAAGCAAGTAAAGTAACAACCTGTGACATCATGCTTGTATCATGTTCTGTCAGACCCCCTTCTAGCGTAAGTAGATTGTATTGTGAGTTGACAAGGCGTTCTCAGCTGGTTCATAAAAGGGGGGAACACAAGGGGGGTTTCGATAGGTGGATGAATGACAGAAGTAAGTAAACTGACATCGAAGCAGATTAGCCTTGTGGATACGCTCGTAGCTACGGGGTGTAGCATCAAGGAAGCCGCGAGCAAGGCTGGATACGCTGACGGAGAGAGTGGGAGAGTCAGTGCCAGTAAAGCATTACGGCTTCCGCACGTTCAGCAGTACATGATGAAGAGTGTGACGGAAACGCTCGGACTCAATGCTACGTTTGCCGCTAGCAAGCTGTTGCGCCTTGCTCAGAGTGCGAAGTCTGAGTACGTTCAGCTAGAAGCGAGTAAAGATATTCTCGACAGGGCAGGGTTCAAGCCAGTAGAACGGTCACAGCACTTGGTTGCAGGGGACATTACTGTGCGTATAGACCTAGGCTGACACACAGGGGGGTCAAAAACGCGGTATCGTGTTGCCATAGGGGTCCACCACAAACATTATAGCCAAAAAAGGCTCGATGGGTTACAGTCAGACAAACGGCTGTAATTTTTTTTATGTGGAGAAGTCCGTCATGTGTGTAGGTGGTAGTTCGATAGAGATTGATGACTCTATGATGTCGGGGCGAAGAGACACAAGTAATGAACTTATTAAAAGCAAGTATGCTTTGTCTGAAGAGAATCAA